CTGGCGACCTACCAGGCGCCCATGTTGGCCAAGCAGGTTTTCAAGGAACCCCACTGGCTCCTCGAAACCAAGCACCTGGGCCTCGACCCCCGGGCCGTAGGGTTCATGGACTTCCGATGCTTCGACGTCCTGGGCAACCTCCTGTGGGAGGAGATCGGCCGGCCCAACAACCTCGCCGACGAGGGCGAGTACATGTTCCTCGATGTGGTGTTAAGAGCCGGAACGGCCCCGACCAACTTCTACCTGCGACTCTATAATGATACGCCGGTCGAGACCGACAACCTGACATCCATCACCGGAGAGCCATCGACCAACGGCTATGCGGCCCAGCTTGTCGAGCGAAACACAACCGGATGGCCCACACTCGCGCTCGATAGCGGAGACCACCGGGCGGTCAGCACCACGGAGACCTTCACCGCATCCGGAGGCTCGTGGGGGCCGGTCATATACTGCGTGCTTGCGACCACCTCCGACAACTCCGGCAAACACGTCTCATTCGTGGCGCTGAGTCAGTCCAGAACGCTGGCCTCCGGCGAAAGCTTGCAGGTAACGTATAGACTAAAGCAACAGTAAAAGGATCATTGCAAATTATAAATTGCAAAGTTAACAGTTAGCAATAAAAATCTTTTCTCTTCCCGTTCGCCCTGCCTCCGGCCCCGTAGGGCCTCTGGCCCGGAGGGAGGCTCTCGAAGGGTGAATGGTTTTCCGCCTGAGGCGGATCCGCCTTTGGCGGAGAGGCAAAAGAGGTTTTAACGGCCATGTATTCGATTACCCAAATCGAAGACGCCATCATCGCCACACTGAAAGCCTCCGACATGGGGGGCTACTGCAAGAAAATCGACTCGTATCAGATCGAAGGCGGAGATCTCGAAGAGCAGATCCGGATCTTCGCCGGTCAGCTCCCCTGCGCCCTGGTGATGTATTCGGAGGGAGCGTTCGACGTTCAGATGTCCGGGGTGCAGGACAAAGAGATGACCTTCTCGATCCTCGTCTGCGCCCAATCCATGCGGGGCGGCGGATCTGCCAGGAGAGGTGGCACGGGCGGCTCGCCCGTGGGCGCCTACAAGATGCTCGACGATTTGAGAAAGACGCTGACGGGCAGCGTCGTGGGGTTGAGTGTGGCTCCGCTTCTTCCCGTGAGGGAGGCGGCGGAAGTCAACACAAAAATGTTTTCGGCCTACTCGATGGAATTCAAAACGAGCTGCCGATTTACACTATAACCCCCTCCTCCCTCCCTCCCCTTCAAGGGGAGGGCCGGGGTGGGGTCCTCTCTCTATTCCCCCCTTAAATTAAGGGGGGATGAAGGGGGGTTAGATTGGAGGCCACAATGGAGGAAGAAAAAGAATTGCCGAAAATCAAATACAACGTCACCGACGCCGTGACCCGCGTCGTCGATAAAGACGGCAACGAGATCGAACAAGACAGTAATCAGTTACCAGTAACCAGTGATCAGTAAAACACTGACACAGACACAGACACCGACACTGTGCGACTGAAAGGAGCACACCATGCCATTACGACTATTTGCTACACAGCTTTTTGCGAAAATTGAAGGGACGGAGGGAACGAAAGAAACGCTGGCCGCAGCCGATGTGGTGCAGATCGCTAACCTCAGCTTCTCTCCGGCGATCGAGATGTACGACCGCAACATCCTGCGCGGTTCCCTCTCTCGCCATCCGAGCGTATCGGGCAAACGCCAGGCGAAGATCGGCTTCGATGTGGAGCTGAAAGGCTCGGGCGCCGCGGGCACGGCCCCGGACTACGGCCCGCTCCTCAAAGGGTGCGGATACTCCGAGACGGTCTCCGCCGGCGTGTCGGTCACCTACAAGCCCGCGACCAACAGCCTCTCGAACTCGATGACCATCGGCGCATACATGGACGGCGTTATCAAGCGGATCTGGGGGGCCAGGGGGAACGTCAAGCTCTCGATCAACGCCGGCAAGCCCGGCATCCTCTCCTTCGAATTCCTCGGAGCGGACTTCGAAGTGGTTGACGGAGCGCTTCTGTCCCCGAGCTACTCGGCGGTGCTCCCGCCGGCGTTTTTAAGCGCATCGCTCCTGCTCGACGCCTATGCCGCCATCATCGGGAAAGTCGATATCGACACGGGAAACGCCCTGGCGCTGAGAGAATCGATCAACACATCGTCCGGGCATCTGTCATGCCTCATCACCGGGCGAAACCCCAAAGGATCGATGGACCCGGAAGTGCCGACCGTCTCGGCCTACGACTTCTACAGCAAATGGAAGACGCCCGGCACGCTCGGATCTCTCAGCCTGGCGGCAACCGGCGCGGCGGGAAACATTGCGACCGTGAGCTGCCCGAAGGTGCGCTATGCGGCCATCGCCCCCGGAGATAGAAACGGAGTGCGGACACTCGGTTTAGACTTCGAGCCCACGCTTAGCTCCGGAGACGACGAAATCAGCATCGCACTAACATAACAATAAAGATCATTGAAAAATATAAAGTTAACATTTCAAAATTAGCAATAGAAAAAAGATTTCAATGCTAATTGCTAACTGCTAACTGCTAAATTTGCAATGATCTTTTTAGAGGAGGCCCCATGTCTCTCAAAGACAAGATGCTCGATTACTTGCAGACCGACCGGCGCCGGTCGATCCATGTTCCCGAATTCGACGAGACGATCTACGTCACCCCGGTCAACGTCCTGGAGATGGAAAAGCTGATGACGCTCTCGGGCACAGGCGCATCGAACAAAGAATTTCACATCTGGTCGATCATCGAGAAGGCCGAAGACGCCGAGGGCAAAAAAATCTTTGGCGTCGAAGACAAGCCCTACCTTGAAAAAATGGATTGGTCTATCATCTCGAAAATCTCGAACGAGATCCACCGGACGGTCTCGTTTGACGAGGCAAAAAAAAACTCAACGATAACCCCTTCCTGAAAAACCTGTTCGCTCTTGCCGACAAAAAGCGAACGACCCTTGCGGGGCTTGAAGACATGACAATGGACGAATACCAGCACTGGATCGCCTTTTATGAGATACAATATGAAGAACAACAAAGATAGTAATCAGTAATCAGTCCTGCGGCAGGAGCAGTGAATTCGAGTCATTCGCTATCATTCGTGTAATTCGTGATTATGGAAAACAAAGTTCAAATCACATTGGAAGCCGCCGACAAAACCAGGCAGGCGTATGAGTCGGTGAAAAAAAACACCGACTCGATGATCTCCGGGTTCCAGGGGCTGGCCCTCAAAGTCACGGCCTTCACGGCTGCGGCGGCGGTAACTGTCGGCGTAATGAACTCGTTCGTCAAAGAAGCGGCCGAGGCCGAGCAGGTAGAGAACCGTCTGCGCTTCGCTCTCGAAAGCGTCGGCTACCAGTGGAGTGTCGCAAAAAGCGCGGTCGATGAGTTCGCGACCTCTCTCCAGAATACGACCCGCTTCTCGGACGAGCAGGCCCGCCAGGCCCTGACCGACATGATGCTCTACACCACCGAGTTTGCAAAAGCCCAGATGGGAGCGAAGCTTGCGATGGACATGAGCATCCGCACCGGCCAGGACCTTCACTCCACGTCGAGGCTCATCGGCATGGCCATGAGCGGCAACGTCGAGATGTTGGGCCGGTATATCCCGTCACTAAGAAATGTGAAAGACAGGCTTGGGGAGAATGCGACTGCCACTCAGGTCTGGGAATATGCACTTAAAGAATTGCAGAAATTATTCGGGGGCACGGCCCAGGCCGACGTCAGCACATATGCAGGCAGACTCGCTCAACTAAAAAATACCTGGTCAGAGACAAAGGAAGCCATTGGAAATCTTCTCATCGGGCCGGCTGGGGCCATCTTGACCTGGCTGAAAGTAGGGGCAGAGGGAGCCAAGGCATTCGCTGACGAGCTGGGGAAAATGAACGATCAGCTCATCAAGGGACAGGGAGCAAGCCTGGAGGATCAGATACGCAAGCTCCAGGCCAAGCGTGAGACGCTTCGGGTTGGGCCGTCAGGAGGAGTCCTAAAACTATTCGGCTATGAAAGAGAAAAAGAGATATCCGATCTGACCACGGAGATCGAGCGAAAAAGAAAAGAGCTGGAAAACCTAAAAGAGTCAACCGCAAAAAAACTCGCAACCCAGGGCGGAAAAGACACCTTCGCCGACACTAAAAAAGAGGCCGAGGATGTGCTCTCATATTCTCAATTAATGTATGAGGCATGGAAGGAGTTATATTTTGCCGAATTTACCGCCAGGCAAGAGGCATACGATGAAAGGCAGTGGTGGAATAGTTACGGGAAAGAACAGCTCGAAACTTGGTTCCGGTGGGAGAAAGAGGCAACAGAAAAACATCAAAAAGAGATGCTCGATATGTATGAAGAGCGTCAATGGTGGAAAGAGTATGGCGAGGCTCAGATGGGCACCTGGGCCGAGTGGGAGGCCAAAGATATAGCGGAAGGACTTGAGAGGTCAAGAGACGCCCACGAGGAATGGAAGGAACGGTATCTGTCACAAACGAAAAGCCAGGCAAGCGAGATTGAGACCGTCTGGAAATCCTTCTCCGAGAGCATCGGCTCCGTCTGGGCCAACAACGTCAGCGGCATGATCAAGGGAGCTCAGGACATGAAAGAGGCGCTGAGAAACATCTGGAGCGGCATGGCCGACGCCTTCATCAGCTCCGTGGCGAAGATGATCACACAGTGGCTTTTGTTCGGAAGCATTACCGGCAAAAAAGAAGAAGGCGGCGGATTTCTCACCGGCGGCTCCTGGGGCGGCCTGCTGGGCGGGGTACTCTCCCTTTTTAAGCATGGAGGCGGCATCGTTGGCGAGGGCGGGCCGACCGTGTGGGCGCCGGCAGCAGCCTTCACAAACGCCCCGAGACTCCACGGCGGTTTTGCGCCCAACGAATACCCCGCTGTCCTCCAAAAAGGAGAAGGGGTGTTCACTCCAGGGCAAATGAAAGCGATGGGCGGGGGCCAGACAACGAATATCTATTTCATCAATCCCGTAGGTGAGCCTGCATTCTTCGAGCGCAACATGAGAACGATTATCGAAGGAGTCTCCAAAGATGCCCGAAGGGGCGGCGCCATGAAAGCAACAATCAGGTCCTACGGATAAACACAGTAAGCAGTAATCAGTCGCCAGTAAGCAGTAACTGCCTACTGCCTTCTGCCGACTGCCTACTGAGTGAGCGGAGCGAACGAGCATGACCATCCACATCTATCCCGCGACACCAGCACCCTGGTTTTCAGTGGACTTTAGCGATGAATATAAAACGGAAGTCCACACATATGGCGGCACAAATGAGCAGCGGATTTCATTATATCGGTTTCCAATCCGCAACTTTGGCCTGGCCTACAAGGCTGCCATTATTGCCACGGAAGAGAACCTGCTAAGCGGTTTTCACAAACGTCATCGGGGCGGGTGGAAATCATTCTGGTTTGTATTCACAAAAAGCAAATGGTGCGAGGACGAATACGTGGGCCGGGGCATTATCATCGCCCCATACAAAGCCATCGCCGATGACGGCGGCTCTCAGACCAATCAGACAACCGCCGCAGGAAACGCCACGGTCAACGATATGACGCTACTTCCTGCTACGCCTGCAGTCAATGACGCCTACTACTTCGGGGCGCTCGATTTTTTCGATACCGTGAAAATCGTCATCGGCAC